ATCATCGCCGGATGTCTGGGAGTTAGTGAAGAAACTGTTCGCGTCCGTCTCCGAAGAAAGGGTTGTTTTGCAACCGATCAGTCCGATGTCGTCGAATAAATCCCATCGGTCTCTGTAATTTTCGTACTGACCGGAGCTGGTTGGGTCATGTGGGTACAACCAAACTCGCACTGATTTAACTTTCTTGCAGGGGATTATGTACCATATGTCAGGGTCTACATGAGCGACCAAAATATCAATCCGCTCGCAATCGATTAACTTTTTCGTTTCTGACCCAGTGGCAGCGGTGATCTTAAATCGGTGCGATCGGTACTGCTGAATAGGAGTCTTCGTACCTTTAACCTGAACTCTGAACAGCTCGTTAGAATGGTTCATCACTACCAAATCTTGCGGCAACCCCTCTTCGATCGGGCTGAATGGGTGCAGTCCGTGCTCCATGCACTTTAGGATGAACCGCTGCTCGAACAAAGTGCCGAGCGCTTTCATCGCACTCTTAGCCATTCCCCATGATCTTCCAGCCGTATTGAACCTTCTCACTCCGACCAATCCAATCAAACCCTTTAGATGACATGTGGCTCAAACCCCAACCTAGCTTCTTCGGGTTGAGCTCTTTCAAGAGAACACGGTTATTCTCATTAGCGGAAAGTATAACCATTAGTTCTGAACAAGTACCCTCCCACGCATCATCGCCGAGAGTATCCCGAAACATCGCCAAGATCTCGATGATGTGACTGTACCGACTATCCGCTTTGGCCAGAGATTCAAGATCAGGGTTAATATAAGCTTGGACACCAAACCGAAGGTCAAACCGCTCCTGTGGGATCTTGTAGTCCAAAAGCCAACGGGCAAAGGCCGGAAGCTCTTTAGCTATTACATCCTTGATTCCGGTATAGAAATTATACCCATCCTGGCATTTAAATAGCATAAGCTTGTCTTTTATACTCATGTCAAGATCGGGTAAAAGTCTTAAGGATACTGGGTCATCATTCAGCGTACAACTAATCCGCCCTCGCCAAAATACACGACCGGACTTCTTGAACTTACCATTAATCAAAAAGGTGTCGTTCGCGATGTGCTCCTTTAGTTTTGCGGTGAATGCGGTGTGCATTGCATTGCTCGCACTGGGAGCTTCATCGTCGACGAGCCAAGCGCCGTACTCAAACAAGTGATCTGTCCATTCCGATTTTCCAGTTAAATAATCCGATGCCTTTATCCCACCTCCGAATAGCTTGCCTAGAACTTGAGTATTGAAAAATGTCTTTCCGCAATTGGGAGGGCCTACAAGAAAGTGTGCGTGCCCGCGCTTTGGCTTGCCCTCATACGCGTTCGTATAGGCAAAGGACAGCCAATCGAGCTCGTGCTTAATCTGCTCAGCACCGAGCATGTAATTCATCCATTTCCAGATTTCGGGAAAATCCTTTTCAGGTTCAGTCTCAAAATCTGACGGAGTAATCGGTTGTACCCTCGCGGTATTGAAATATTTACGGTTTTCATGCGTAACTATGGGTGACTTTATGAAACAAAAAGGAAGACCGGCTTCCACCCGCTTTCCGGTAATGATGGAGTGCAGTGCTCGCTTGCTTTCGGACACATTCTCATTTCGGCCGGGCCGCGAGCTAAGATCATTGCGGCATTGCAGATCGAGTAAGCACTCGTCCTTAGTATTAACAAAGAACCCGCCTGACCCATCCTGAACATAAAAATTCTTACCATCGAACCAATAACCCTCTATCGCTTTACCAATACGGCCGACTTCGAATTGTCTGACAAAACCAGGGCTCAGAACTTCGGCCCAGGTGTAAAACCCTTTGGGCATGTTGAATACCTGCATGCCTGTGTCTCGCACAATCGCAGAGTTTGTCGTCTTGTGTTGCCCGCCCGGATCCCAAAATGTCGGTCCCCGCGAGCCTTCGACAAAGTCGCCGGGCCATTGGTGCTCAGGCCAAACGCGCTGAACCTCTTCGAACACGGTGGTCAGTGGAATCTCCGGCCCTTGTCCGCGAAAGTCAGCTGATTTCGATGTTTCATACTGCCAAAAATGAAGCATGTCTACGCTGATCCGAGCTTTCGGGCTGACCGGTCTCCAATCGTTGCCATGCAGCAAATAATGCTGCTTCTCGAAGTTCCCCAGATCAAAACCCCGAGCAATTGCATCACGACCCTCAAGCTTCATCTCTTTGGCCAAACGCTTCAGGAAGCGGGTGTTGGACTGAGCACCATGCATGAAAATCGGTGATTCAAAAAACCACACCGCATGGATACCGCCCGAATAACTTCGGCTGATATAATTTACAGGATATTCATGATCAATCAATCGGCGGACAATCTCTTCAAATTGGTCGTCAGTAAATCGAGCGTCCCAATCAGCAGAAACGCCGTGTAAATAGCGAACCGGGTTATTGCTCGAAACCCGCTGATTGGGGTCTACGCCTTCGCATGTACTATAAGCTAGATACCTTGTGCTCGGCCTAGCGGCCCACTGTTTGTACTCGTTGCTGTCCCGAAATTCGGGAAGCTCAAAATCAAGCTCCCAAGGTTTGCTTTTGCTAACTTGGCTAGCGCTTAAATTAGGTATGGTGAACAATTCCATATATCAATATCTCCTCCATTATGCGGTTCGTCTGCTCTTCAAGCTCCTTAAAACCGCGTGTGTTTTCTATAATTCCATCTATTAAATAATCAGTAACTCCGGCCTCACTAATGTGATCATCATCGGATGATTCGCCCTGACGCTGTACCAGCAAAACTGATCCGCCCATCTCCTGGATGAATCGGGCTTCGTTATCGAAGCGAACATCGTCGATGACATAATTGGTTCCGGGATCTAATCGCTTTCTAAGCGCCTCTATCCAGATTGTTTGCGAAACGCTCTCACGGCCCCATGCAGTCCCCAATGACTGCATAAGCTGTCTTGGGCTCTGACCAAATTCGTCCAATACGATCTCTTTAAATACTGGGTCGTTGATTTCAGTATCTCGAAGCCCCATGGCTTTGAGCATGTCCTTGATCGGAGTCGCGAAACTAATTCTTTCGTATCCGTAATTCTCACTCAGGATGGCGCCAACTGTTGACTTGCCCGACCCTTTTTTTCCACAAAGCCCGATAATCATTTCGTGTACTCCTTTGCTATGATCGCCTCGGAACTGAGGGGCACATTTTTCATCCACTTAGGTCCGGTCATCATGATCTGTTGAATCTCGTTTTTTATCTCCTCCGCTTTCTCCTCTTCTACCTCCACGACGACTTCGTCGTGCACATGAAGCACGACATCAAAAGCAGCATCGTAGAGGTTTTTTAGAATGAAGCCGAAGCAGTCCCTCGCAAGCGCTTGGACTGAGTTTTGAAACAAATTCGCGCCGTACATTTTGGTTCGCCTGATGCTCCCAAGCTGCGTGGCGCAGGTGACACCATCGGGCTCATGGCGACACCTGAAATATTTTAAAGTCCGTCCGCTCGGTATATCGATCTCGAATGTGCCACCCTCATTAGCGACAGCTTTTAGATCGCGATCAAGGTTCTTCCACGACGATGTAATCTTTGGATTCTTGTCTCGGAAATCCTGAACCTGAATAAAAGCATTCACCCATTGGCGGCGGTCATCTGCGCTGAGATTAGAATAGGCCGAGAACTTGCCGGGCTGATACTTTTTAGCGAACTCCTGAAATCTTAATTCGTCCTGACGGCTGAAACTGGAATCTAGAATTTGTGTCTGCCCATATGCCTTAACTGTCTCTGCAAACTTAAACCACCCGGAACCGTAACCAAGCTGAAGAACACGAACCTTCGCCAATAGATATAGCTCAGGATCTTCGTCCTTCAATTTCCCGCCAGTCCATCCCATTGTCTGCCTAGCGTGTGCCTCATAGGGGCTCATGCCTTCGGCGACGAGCTTCAGGAAATCCTTATCTCCCGCAAGGAATGCGGTTAATCTCGGCTCGATCTGAGAAAGGTCAGCGATGACCAATGTCTTCCCATCGCCCGGGCTAACGACATTACGAATATTCACGCCGTACTTAGTATCCCGCGGCATGTTCTGTACATTGAACCCAGCATCTCCACTCCACCGGCCCGTAGCATCAGCGCCAAAGTATTTGAGATTGTAGCTCATAAGGCCCTCGGTAGTCAGTCTGTCTCGAACTGACTTCATCCGTTGAAGATGCATGTTGATGCGATTATAATTTTGCATGGCGGCGACAAAGGTGAGCTTGTCCCCATGCTCTTTGATCCACTCGGCTAGCTCTTCGCTTCCCTGAGCCATGCTCTTAGGGGGTTCCACGCCAGCTTTACGGCACTCTATAGCCATGGCCTTTTTCGAGTAGACTACATACTCTTTCTTGGTATCCGGATCGATCTCTCCATACCATGGAAGACTGGTCTTAGCTTCGAATAGGTGACCTTCTAATTTATCTATCCCGTCCTCTACCTTTCTTAGATCTACGGGTAAACCGCGATAGGCCATTGTCCTTGTTTGATGGGACAAAAGCCTTTCGGTCTCAGGCCATTGGTCGTAGAGTTTCTCCCATATTTGGTAGGTGTATTTGGCGTCGTCCAATGCGTACTGAAGGACAGCTTTGGACTCATCCATGGCGATCATGTCCTCCCAGGTCTTACCTTTCATATTGTTCCGGACTTCTTTGTCCATGGATACGCTGAGTATCTCCTTGGCCGCGCCCTTTAGATTACGCTGATACTGGAAATATACGCACATGTCGGCTGTACAGACCCAGGAAACATCTATGTCGGGAATGATCCCTAACTCTACGCAACGCTCAAAACAGCGCTGATCGAATGATGCGTTGTGTGCGATAAAAGTAAAACCCTCGAACTTCTTCCAATCCTTAAATTCATCGGTTCGCCCGACATAACTATGCTCGGGACTCCATATTGAAACTAGATAGGCGTCGAATTCAGGGTGATGCACATATTGGTATGTGCTACTACCTTGGATGCTATAGTCCTTCGAATAAAATGTCTCGAAGTCTAATGCTGCAAATTTTTGTTTACTCATTTGTGGTGTGATTTGGTGTGTGGTTAAAAGCTCCGCGGTGTGGGAGGGCAGGGGGTTGCCCCGCCCTCCGTATTCTCACACCACATGAGATTAGCTGTCCTATGATCAGCTAAAATCCTTGAGCCACTCTACGAACTTCTTGTCGTGCCGCGCTCCCTTACGAAGCTTAGGAGCATGAACAACATTGTTCCCGGCTTTTACCTTTTGAGTAGTAAGCTGGAACGATCCGACATTAATGCCGTCCCGGTAGTACATCTTAGCTGCTGTAAAGATGGGTACCGCTGCATGCTTGTAAGCAGTCCCCTTAATTCTCCAAACCGCAAAGGCATAATTATTCCCGTCGAATTCGAATGGAAAGTATGTTGGATCATCGCCTTTAATGCAGACAAGCGCATCAGCGATTGGTTTCCAGCTAGCGGGTGTACCGTCCGCCCACACAAAGGTTGCTTCCGGATCAGCTTCGAGAACCTCGGCCTTGGTATGGAAAATCCGTGGAATCTCGCCGGAATCCCATTTGATGTTTTCTTCAAACATCTTACCCATCCGGCAGACAGTAATCTCTACCTCGTCCTCGCCGTTGCTGATCTCGAACTCACCATCAAGAACGATGGTTCCCTTTTTGTAGGCCTCAGACAGTGCGCCAACACCCTGAGCGATTTGCAACTTCGCAATGCTGATATCGCTCGCATCGAAGTCACCCACCAAACCCGCGCCGGGCTGAATCGTCAAAGATGCAGTAGGACTGCCCTCAATGATATCGCCACTCGCGCTTGTGATTTCAGTCTCTTCGGACTGTGTTTCTGATAATGCTGTTTTAGCCATTTTATTTTTCTCCTTATTTTATATGTTATATGTTTGTATGTGAAATGTTATACACAATGATTAAAACTAAAGGTTTCTACTCTTCCGTAAATATGGGCTCCTGTCCCGATCCTCTTCAGCGGGTAGAACACCAGACTCTTCAAGGCTCTGCTCAATCGTCCCCCGCGCGGTCTTCTTTTCCCCGCGACCAAGCTTCTCTGCATATTTCTTAGCAAGCTTAGGTAGGCTGACATCGCATGCATCCATGAATTCATCCGGGCTGAGCAAATGCTCAACCGCATCATAAGCACCCTGAGTATCGTCAATTTTTAGGCTAGCCGTCCTGTAATGCAGATCATATCCAGGGATCTCCTCGCCATCTTCTACAGCCAATTTTGTTGCCTGCTTCTTTGCAGCAGCCTGCCACTTATCGACTACAGATGCTACATTGAGCATCTTGGAAAGAACTGCAGGGTCATTGATCTCAGCCGGTGAGTAACTACCCCACAGGCTCATCTCAAAATCATCAACGCTCGCGCTGTACTTCTTTGCAAGCGGGAGCATCTTATCCGAGAGGGCAGGGCATGAAAGCTTGTGCTTACAGTACTTACACCCCTCGGTATTCGGAATAGCTTCCGCATCCTCAAGCTCCGCACGAGATACTATCAGATTAATGCGAAGCCGAATATCTTCCATCTCCTCCCTGCTGTAATTATGAGTCAATACCTCATCGCGGCGCGGTATTATAAAATGAACTGTGGCCGTCTGTAGCTCAGGGAATTTGTCCATAACTCCCAAGA